GTGGTATAATAGTGTCAATGAAAGAGGGAACAACCTAGAACAAGACGGAACGGCATAGAGAAGTCCAAAACGGATGTTCAAAGAAAACCCTTGACAAGAAACCAAAAATGTGATACAATAAAGGTGGAAAGAAAACCACAAATTGAATCACAAAAGAATCATTGAGGAGATGTTCTTATGAAAAAATCTAATTTGAAGTCTGAAATTTGGGTATCTATTTTCCACGATGGTTGGGACTTAATTACTCAATCCAACGGCGACAACGTCACATTCAGGGGCAATGATATGTACCTTTGGCGTGATGGAACGATTTGTGCAATATATGATTTGAGCAAATACAAGAAATGGTGTATCACTGACAAGGAATTTCAGGTTGAACGTGATGTGTGGTATGTGAAATACTTCCTTGATATCTAAAGCCGAAACACCAGTGTAACTGGTGTCTATACAGGATGACAACTTGTATACTGATGATGGCAAGTCAATAGGGTGCCGGTAAATTGGGCCTGAATGCAAGAGCTATTACAGAATTGTCAACAAGTATCATTGAAGAGGTGTACTATTATGACTACTAGTTACAAAATGCGTTCTATGCCAGCCGCCAATTGTCACATTGAGATTATTCGTGACAACAAGACTAATGCATTTAAGGGTGTTTATCTGTACAGTTACCGCACGTTGATGATGGAAATTTGCTTTGACCCGGAAACATACATTGAGACAGTCAAGTTGTATTACCCGGTTGATTGCAGTCGCACTACGGCGCGTCATGTTAATAGATTCACCACCGAATGGTTAGGTGAAAACTGCTATTTCAAGTTGAAAGGCAAGGAAAAAGGCTATACTATGAGCGCAAATTGGGGTGTGCGTGATACACTTGAAATGTTGCAGTGGTATGAGAATAGCGGCAAACATTTCCACTATTAAGTCGAAACACCGGTTAATCCGGTGTCCATGCAAGACGGCTACTTGTGTGCTGATGATGACAAGCCATTGTATATTGAAGAGGTGTACAACTATGAAAATGAAAAAGTATTATCCGGTTCTCAAGGCCCGTGCTGAATATTGGTTTAGTAACGTGTTCAATCGTCAGCAGTGGGCTGAACACGTTACAGCAGTTCAGAAGTCCGGCGAATATAATGATATTTACGTCCGGCTGGCGTGGGATATGGCCCGTATGTTCACAACTGCTGAGGAACGTTGCTGTTGGATTGAAGATTGCAGTGCCAATGATAAAGCATTTACCACTCTTGCAAAGAAAGTTGGTATGGATGCGGGGTATTTCTAACATGAAAAATAAAGAATGGTATCGTATTGTATTGTTTTATTACAGTAGCAAGAACCCTATAGCGGTTATTGAACGGCTTTATAGTTCATATGGTAGAGCGTGTGCCGCCGCTTGCATGTATGCAAAGCCTTATGGATGTTGTTACCTTGTAAAGCAATTGACATTTAATGATATGAGTAAATGCAACTTGTAATTCCTAGGCCGGTATCCTGTACCGCTGTACAGGGTACTAACGTGGGAATTACCACGAGAAAGAGAGGGCATGAAAAATGTCACTGTATCACTTCCAATGTATCGCACCTATTCTCGCCGCCTTTGCAGTTTGCTTTGGCCTGTACCTGTACGCAACTTTGAAAGGATGGTTGTAATATGATTAGGCTGTTTCTCAAGAACTACAAAGAGCAGGAATTGCGGGTGCTGTACAACGCTTTGGCAGATGCCCGTGCGGCAGTTGCGTCTGACACACCGTCAAATCCGATGAAAGATTTAGACGAAGCTTTACTGTATCTTTGTGGCTATACTGATGCAAAGGGGGATTCTGCAAAATGAGCGCACGTCTTAACGGTTCCCAGCTGGCCCACCGGGTATACAAGTACCTGCTGACACAGTATTCAGCTGAACAGCTCCAGAGCACCTTCTACACCATGGATACTCGTGTCTTTGATGACCCCGCTGTGGCGTTCTACCCGGATATCGAGAATCGGTTCAAAGCGCCCACAGACGCTATGAACTACCTTTTGGAAGAGGGTTTGCCCATCTGGCTGGTCAAGTCCGGTTCTAACTACCCGCTTGAGCACTTCACCTACCGCAAAGCCGAATTGCTGTTTGACCTGTAATTTTCAGGCCGGTATCCTGTACTCCGGTACAGGGTACTAACGTGGAAATTACCACGAGAAAGGAGATGTTGAAAACTATGTTGAAACTGTTGAAAGTCCCGCCTTAGTTGGGAATACCCGATTGTTAAATTTTTGACAATCTTATCGCAAAAGTCCCATAAACCGGACGTATAAAATCTCTATCCCGAGAGCAACATTTATCCATGTCAATCTGTACCCAGATATGGTACAATAAGTGTGGGAGATAACTTCCATCTCCTAATTTAGACGCTTCAACACAACACAAAACAAAGGAGTATTCATCATGCGTAAGTATTCTATCACCCGCCGTTCCATCGTCACCACCGCTACCGTCAAGGCCGTCAACCTGAACACCTTTGAGGTGGTTGATATGACTGCCACTCTTGAGGGTGCATTCGCTGACAACAATGCCGCACTCAAGGCCGTCCAGAAGGTCTGGGAAAATGACGAGTTCAACCCGGTTGCCGTTACTGCTCTGTCTTGCAAGGTCAAGACCTATGGCATGACTGCCGCTCAGTGGTTCGAGCACGCCGATGTTATCGAGGAAACCGATATCACCCCCGAGGAAGCGGCCCAGTTCGGCAAGCGTCAGAAGAAGTCTGACGAGAACGCCCAGTAAGTCTATCCACCCAACAAGCACATAACAAGTAAGGAGTATCACTATGAATATCATCAACAAGTCCGCTAACGTTGCATCTTCCTTCGACCTGTACAAGCTGGTTCAGTCTCCTGAGCGCAAGAAGCTGACCGATATCAAGGGCCAGACCATCACGCTTGAAAAGTGGGTTCTGTACACTGAGCCTGACAAGGACGGCAAGGAGATGAAACTGCTGGCACTGACCACTGCTGACGGCTCCGCCTACTGCACCAACTCTGCAACGTTCTGCCGCTCCTTTGAGAGCGCTGTCGCAATGTTCGCCCAGTTCGATGAAGAGTTCCATGAGATTCAGGTCACCACTGGCACGTCCAAGAATGGGCGTGATTACATCGACTGTGTTGTGGTCGGTTAATCACTGGCACGAATAACAACTAATTTAGAAGAAAGGCGAAGTTCTTCTAATACAAAATCACTTACAGTATCCCGGTCGGTGGCCATTCACTGGCCGGGATTCTTTTATAAAGGAGATGAACAAATTATGAATCATCGCCAACAAGTAGCCGCTATGCACGCTAGAGAGCTGGCACAAGCCAAACAGCAGTTGCTTTTGAAAGTCAATCAGTACATTCAGGAAGTGAGGGCAGAAGGTGGAAATGCTGAGGTTGTTCCTCAGTTACAGCGCCTTATTAGTTTAGGCAGTTATCGCTTGCGTGATGTACAGAGAATGCAACAGATTGCAAGTGACCCAGATAAAGTAGCAGAATATGTTTATGCAGTTGATGCAAGTGGCACACCGATTTCTGGTGAAAAAGCCGCTGAACGATATGCTAGATACGCAACAAGCCCTATTTACAGAGAGCCAGCAAAAGAAATTGATATGATGGTTGACAATGTTGCAACTACAGTTGAACAGACTTTTGTTGATTTGAACGCTTATCAGCAATTTGAGAGTTTTTTGCATGATGTTTTAGCATCACCAGAAGAAGCTGTTGATGATAGCTGGTGGCGTATTGCGCACACTGACTGGGATTCACCCGGATATAGAGGTGACAGGGAATACGGCAAGGTTGAAATGGTAAAGCAGAACATGGATAATATTTTAGAAATGCGTTCTGCCTTGAAGAATCTTATAGAAAAAGAGGGGGTTCACGAAGCGGCTAAAAGAATAGCTGATAACTATGCTAAGTTGCAAGAAGCATCTATTATAGCATCTATTGGTTATAAAGAAGCGGCGGGGAGTGCAATTCAAGATGTACTTTTGATTTTGTTTCCGTTAGATAAACAGCCCGGCAATATAAGGCATAGAATAAGCGATATGCAGGATGTATACGAGGGCCAATACGGCTATAATGATTATGGGGAATGATATCTAATGTCACGTTCCGAAAAGTGGCGAACATTCAGCGCTGATTTTGAGACAACAGTTGAAGAGAATACGAGACAACAGACAGCTACTGAGGTTTGGAGCGCCGCTAGTGTTGAACTGTGGACAGAGGATGTTATGGTTTTCCATTCCATAGGTGAGCTGTATGAATATTATGTATCACTGGACGAGAACATTGTGGTATACTTCCACAACCTCAAATTTGATGGCAATTTCTGGCTGTCGTACTTACTGCGTGACCTCAAATTCAAGCAAGCCTTTGACCCAGCACCAGACAATCAAGGTGGCAAGTTCAAAAAGAACTGGGAAATGCCTGACAAGTCGTTCAAGTACGTTATCTCAGATATGGGGCAATGGTACTCTATGACTATCAAAGTCAACGGCCATTATATTGAACTCAAAGACAGCCTTAAACTACTGCCGTTCAGCTTGAAACAAATTGGAATCAGTTTCAAAACAAAGCACCAGAAATTAGATATGGAGTATAAGGGCCACAGATATGCTGGTTGTCCTATTACACCAGAAGAACTAAAGTACATTGCTAATGACGTTCTCGTTATCAAAGAAGCACTTGAGTTTATGTTTTCAGAAGGGCACAAGAAACTGACAATCGGTTCTTGCTGTTTGGATGAATTCAAGAAAAGCAAGACAGTGGGGGATGATTACAGCAGTCTGTTCCCGGACTTGTACAAAATACCGCTTGACCCAGAAGTTTATGGCTCTAGCACAGCTGGTGAATGGATTCACAAGTCCTATAAAGGCGGCTGGTGCTATCTGGTAAAGGGTAAAGAGTGCAAAGAGTACAAGAATGGTGTGACAGCAGATGTGAACAGTCTGTATCCATCTGTAATGCACTCTGAATCCGGCTCAGATTATCCTATCGGCAAACCTAAATTCATTCATGTTGAAGCAAATGAAGGTGATATCTGGGACGCATACAATTGCCCTATCAAATATGACCCATTCTGGTTTCAGCCGTCTGAAAAGCCTAAAAAGCTGTGGGAATACGGAAAGTTCTATTTCTTCCGCATTAAAACCCGGTTCTATCTGAAACCCGGTAAGTTACCTTTTGTACAGATTAAAGGCTCTTGGATGTACAAAGGAACAGAAGCACTAGAAAGCTCAGATATTGTTGGCAAAGATGGCATTCCCCGTTCCGAATATTATGACATTGACGGTAACTTACACGATACACGAGTTGAACTTACATTAACACAGACAGATTTCATTCTACTTCGTGAACACTACAATCTAGTTGATTATGAACTGCTTGATTACTGTGAGTTTGATTCAACTATTGGCCTGTTTGACGAGTACATTGACAAGTATGCCGCAATAAAAAAGACAAGCAAAGGCGCTATGAGACAACTCGCAAAACTATTTCTAAACAACTTATACGGAAAAATGGCATCTAGCATGAACAGCTCTTTCAAAGTTGCATTTGAAAAAGATGATGGTTCTGTTGGATTCTATGAGGTGGACGAAAATGACAAAAAACCCGGATACATTCCAGTTGGTTCAGCTATCACTAGTTATGCCCGCAACTTTACCATTCGTGCGGCTCAACAAAATTATTACGGAAAGGACAAGCCCGGATTTATCTACGCCGACACAGACAGTATACACTGTGACCTGCCGCCTGAGCAGTTAAAAGGTATTACGGTGCATCCATCGAATTTCTGCTGTTGGAAGCTAGAATCGAGCTGGGATATCGGCTGGTTTGTACGGCAAAAGACGTACATTGAGCACGTTGTAGCCGAGGACTTAGAGCCGATAGAAAAACCTTATTATAATATTAAGTGTGCAGGAATGCCAAAAAAGTGCAAAGACCTGTTTGCAGAATCCTTTGACAACAAAGTTGCAGAGGACATTGAGAACGGAATAAATCCAAGAAATGAGGAACAAACACTATCTGATTCTAAACTTACGCCAGAAGAGATTGCGGTTCTTAGTAAAACACGCACATTCAAAGATTTCAAGACAGGCTTAACAGTTCCCGGTAAACTACTTCCCAGAAGAATTAAGGGTGGTGTGTTGCTGGTTGATACTGATTTTACAATGAGGTGAGCTTATGACAATCCGAGAAATTAACCGCACTATTTCTACAGCTAATTATGCCACATATACTATTAGTGAACTTGGCAGTGGCAATATTAGGTATAAAGAATTACATTACAGTGAAATACCAGCACGCATGAAAGATGCAGAAATTTTTGTTGCTACTCCGACAAACATTAGCTTTAGTTCTGTTAAACATTGGAATATTGTTTTATTATGAGGTGATACAATGACAAGAAAATTTTCAAGTCTTAAAGACCTGTATGCAACCTTATTCTTTGCAGGTGATGCACAGTTTGATTTATACAGCAGTTCTGGTTTAATTCGTGCTGGTTGTCGCTGGCCTGACATTCCCAAGTCGTACAAAGGTGCTCAGGTAGCAACCCTTTGGATTAAAGAGATTGATTTCACCGGGTGTATTATTGATTGCGAGGTGCATTTCAAATGACAGTGCATGATTTGTGGCTCATGTGGAATGATGTTAGCGAAGATACAACAGCTTCCGTATGGGTTGAACGTGACACAAAGATCGCTACTGGTAAATTTAAGGATATTGCTTGGGACGCAAGATATCGTGATAGAAAAGTTAAAATTTTTGGGGGACTTCTTCCTTTTGGTATGCTTCTTCCCGGTGAAATGCCTATTACTCAGGGAAATTGCTTTAATTCTGTTTTAATTATAGTTGAAAGAGAGGACAGTACAAAATGACAGTAGAAGAATTTTACAAGTCCTGCCAAAACTGTGGCTGGAAAACCGAGTTTGAGCTGTGGAGTTTCTTCACGCTCCTGTATCGTGGGCGGTTTGACCCCATGAAGAACCAGTTCAGAAACCTTCATGTTAGTACGTTTGAGGTTCGTAAAGGCAAAGTAAGAATACAAGTGAGGGAGTGTGTAAGATGATTACATTGTTAGAACTGTGGCATTCGTGGAGCGACATTGATGAACACACCACAGCAGAACTGTGGTACGAGAACGGAGACAAGATTGCCGATATAGAAATGGACAAGCTGGAACAGTGGGCACAATATAAAGATAAAACTGTTGTTGTATTTGCTACAATAATGCCAGACCGCACTTGCCCTATAACGGATGGCGCATTTGACCATATTTTAATTGTCTTGAAAGGGGAACAGCATGAAAGACTTGCACAAAATCTGTGACCACTCCTATGACCAGCGTACAGGTGGGTGTGATTACGTTGGCTGTAAATACCATATCAAGCACTATCAGCCAGAACCAACCGACTGGTTTATCTTTCACAAGGTGACAGCGGTAAACGTTGGCGAGTGCTTACAGCAAGGGGGAACGCAGAATGGGTAATGGGATTATTCCAGATGCAAAAGGTGCGGCAGAAGAAAAGCTCAAAAAGAAACATCTGCTAATCCGTATCCCGGGTGAGAACTATGACAGAAAATGCCTGTCTAAAGATTCACTCATGTACGTTGCATATTCCCTGAACAGAGAGTATGTGCATCTTCCGGGCATCAACGATGGTGCAATCAAAGTTTCATCCCTGTCCAATGATATGCTGAGGTCTAAAGTTTTCATGTACCATGTTGACACCAATAAGACGTTCACAGCAATCATTGCTGGTTCTGGTTTTACACTGTGGTACACAAAAGAAAAGGAGAATAAAAAGTGAGCGAAGTTATTGTGTTTACAATTGCGGCATCTTACTCTATTTATATTACTGTGTGCAGAGACAAGTATAAACTTGATAAGTCAGTATATATCTGTGATGCACTATTGGTTCTTGCGGCTCTGCTGGCATTGAGGTGGTAATATGAAAATAGTTCAGCAAGAAAAGGAAAAGCATTATGAAATATTGGGCACTCTTAAACCAACTGACATTTGTTGGATTAATAGTGTGCTGTACATGGTGATAAGTGCCCCGGATGAATACGACAACATTAGAGTAATTAAATTGGGTACAGGCGAGCTAGGTTATTTCAGCGATAGAACTAGCGTTGAGTTAGCTGATTGTTTTCTGGTTGTAAACGTATAAAACAAACCCCTCAAGTCGAACCTAACGGAACGGCAAGAGGGGTTTTCTATATCCTGTCCCTGAGGTGTACCAAAGCGCATTGCAGATACGAAACTACATAGCGGACGGTTCATCGCCGTTGCAAAACCCGCCTGTATCAGTGATACTGTCTCAGAGGGATAAGCATTAGTAGGACAGAGCTTTCAAGATAACTTCTTTGCATTGCAGATTCTTAAACCGGAAAGCGCCACGGTCGAAGAAATAACGCATCTGGTCTGTGAACATCTTGTACGCATTGAGCATAACATAGTTCACTCTATGGTCGTCAGTGGTAACAGCCAGCTTGAACTTATAAGTAAGGTCTGGCTTGTCATCACAGTAAATAACACCTGTGTCAGGGAACTCTCTCAGCCCATATTCCTTGTTCATGTAGCGGATAGTTCCCAAGTAACGAGAAGCACCAGTAGGCCGTTCAATGAATGCAGAACTGTCGTTCAGATACACGGCCTGTGTCAAATACACATCGTAGGTATCGCCGCTGAAAGCGCTGTTGAAAGCAGATTCAGCTTGTGCTTTGGAAGCGGCATCAACATATCCTTGTTCAAGTACCCAACCAACACCACGCAGAAAATTAACGTTGTCGTTCAGGCGAGAACTGATATTCATTGCAACATAATAGGGATTAAGCAGAGTTACAGGGTTAGACAGCATATAGACAGGCACATACCGAGATTGTGCGCCCTGTCCACGGGCAACAGAAGTATGGATGGAGCGGAACTTCTTTACTTCATCTGCACAGTAATGGTTTGTCTCACTCTGGAACTCATCCATCAGCATTCTGCTGGTATCAGAGAAGAAATGGGAATATTTCTTAATCTGGTCTGCCGCATTGATGCTGACAGCATAGCCACAAGGAACGCCGTCAAGAAACAGCTCGTGGTAAATTCCTGCGGCTCTTCTCTGGGAAGTCATTGTGTGACCCTGATAGAACAGAACACCGATATCCTTAAAGAATTTATCAGCACACCCGTCAAGTTCATAATTGAACCTGTACAGCAACATGAACTTCTCTTTGTAGTTGATAAACCGCTTGACGCAATACCGGTTGAACCAAGTAGTTTTACCGCCAGAGCGGTTTGTGGTACACATATAAATCTCTGGCTTGTTGCCGTTCGTGTCCATCAAAGACAGTAGCTTTGTACCATCATAGAAGTCACCCATTGTCTCAGCTCCTTTTTAGGAATCATTCCTATTTGTTCCACATGGAACATTTTCTCTCTAAAATAATTATATCATACCTACTTCCATTTTTCAACTACCTATGGTATAATAATTATAGAAGCTAGACCGGAAAGGGGGTGAGCTTATGAGTACCGTCTATTCCGTTCCAGTGGAAGTAAAACTTGCTTTGGCCTTTATGGTGATTGACGTTTTCACCGGAGTGTTGAAAGCTGTCAAAAACAAAGAGTTGAACTCCACAAAGGCAAGGGAAGGAATTTACAAGAAAGCCAGTTTTATCCTGTTCATTGCGTTCGGCTATCTTGCTGATTATGCTATGGACTATGTGGACATGGGTTTCAATTTCCCTGCCGCCGCAACTATCTGCACTTTGATTATCGTCACGGAAGCTATTTCCATTCTCGAAAATCTGGGGCAGATTAACCCCGACTTGGTTAAACTAGTTGCGCCATTCCTGTCTGCACTGAACAAGAAAGAAGGTGAGAACAATGGTTGACGTTGAGCTACTGCTTTCTGACAACGGTGGGGTTAGAATTTATCCCACCGAATGGCACAACACTATCTACTTTGGCTATCAGAAAAACGCTAACATTTACCGTCTACACATTGTTCGCTCTAAGGTGTGGCAGAACCTCACTGTAAGAGCTTTCTTTCACACAGCAGATAAACAAGACCCGCCAGCACAGCTGTTTGTCAATGATTACGTCAATGTGCCCGCTTTGATTACCGCTAAGACTGTTGGCGGAGTTATCACTATTGAGGGCACAGATGGCGTACACGCCTTGACCACTGCTGACATTGCTTATGTTGTAAGCAAGAATTCCGGTATCGAGGACGGCTCAACCCCCGAACCAGCGTCACCCGCTTGGGTTCAGCTGGTTAATGAAATCAACGCAGAAGCAGAAGCGGCAAAAGCCGCCGCTAAGATTGCAAACGATTCAGCAATCAAAGCCCAAACTGCTTTGAATGACTTGTTACAGGGCATTCGTGATGGTGATTTCATTGGTCTGCCCGGCCCAGAAGGCCCACAAGGCCCTCAAGGAATTCAAGGCCCAGTAGGCCCTCAAGGCCCCCAAGGTGAAGTTGGCCCGGTCGGCCCGCAAGGCCCGAGAGGTACACAGGGCGTAAATGGCCCACAGGGCATTCAAGGCCCAAAAGGTGACCCCGGCCCTAAAGGTGATGTTGGGCCGCAAGGTGAGGTTGGCCCGGTAGGCCCAAGAGGTTTACAGGGTGAGACTGGCCCGGCTGGGCCACAAGGTATTCAAGGCCCGATTGGCCCGGTTGGCCCGGCTGGCCCAGAAGGGCCTAAGGGTGAACAGGGTAGTCAAGGCCCAGTTGGCCCACAAGGCCCTAAAGGCGATGTTGGGCCGCAAGGAATGCTAGGCTTTTTACAGTCTACATCTGAAACAGACCTTAATAACATCAAGACACCCGGTTTTTATCAGCAGTCATATCCCGGAACTAGCAACACGCCGTTTTCTAGTGGTTATCACTACTGGAACATGATGGTGGTTACTGTAACAGGCTCATGGGTGTGGCAATTGATTTTCCCCACTGAAACATCTGAGGTGATTTATGTGCGGGAATTTACAAACACACGTTGGGGTGCTTGGCGGCACATCAATACCAGTGCTTGAGAGGTGATATTATGAAAACTAAATCATATTATGTTTTCGACTACACCCTCAACCCTGATGAACAGTTGTCACCTCATTTCAAAGCACACGAGTTTCGCTGTTCTGACTTATCCCGTGTCATTGTGCTAAACAAAGCACTTCTTGAACTTCTTGAAATTATCCGTAACCACTACAACAGACCTCTCATTATCAACTCAGCATATCGCACAGTAGCTTACAACAGTTCGCTCAAAAATTCCAGTCCTAAATCACAGCACATGTTTGGCAACGCCGCAGACATTTATATCTCTGGTGTTTCGCCGCTAAAGCTGTACTCGTGGCTCAATTCTAAATACCCTAATTCGCTTGGACTTGGCATTTATGACACCTTTGTTCATGTGGATGTAAGAGAGGGAAAGTCGCGATGGGACTACCGAACACAAAAATAACGTTGCTGGTTTGCCAGCAGACAGTTCTACTGTCACCCTCACACTTAAAGACTTGAAAGGAGCAAATTATGGAGCTTGCCGATTTCAATGCCAAGGCACAGGAACTTATCAAACACTTGGGCGATAACGCAGACCAAGGAGAAGTTACCAATATCTTGGCAGAAATGACCACTGGTTTCAGTGAAGAGGTTGCCGCAAAAGCAACTGCCCTTCGTAGTGTTGATGACCTTACCGCAAAGAATGCGAAGTTGAAAGAGGACAACATGAATCTCTTCCTTCGTGTTACTGTGCCGGAAGAACAGCTCAAAAATCCTGTTCGCCCGGAAGAGGACAAAGACCCCATCAACCGTCTGTTTACCAATGGCAGACTTAACCTCAAGGGTTAAACATTTTAGAAAGGATAGTGATAAACTATGGCAACTGCTATCGACATTGTGAACGCAGTCATTGAGACTAGTTCCACTCTGAAAGATAACATCCCCCTTGCTACCAATGCCACTTTGCAGGCAACCGGTGGCGCTATCATGCAGTACACTCCCTTTATGAATGAGTTCATCAACGGTCTGGTGAACCGCATTCTGTTTCAGGAAGCGCACAACATGACCTATGACAACCCCCTTCGCATTTTCAAGGGCGTTGATATCCCCTATGGCACTGACGTTCAGGACAACATTGCAAACCCTGCTGTTGCTACCCCCTACGACAGCTCTGCAATGAGTGACGTTCTGTCCCCTGCTTCTCCTGACGTTAAAACCGTGTACTACCGCCGCAACCGGCAGGACAAGTACAAGGTTACTGTCTATGACGCAGTGCTGGCTGGCGCTTTCACCAACGCTGACACCTTCGACAACTTCGTCTCGATGATTCTGAACACCCTGACCAGTGGTGACAACATCGACGAGTTCACGCTGATGAAGGGTGTTGTTGGACAGGCTATCAACGATGGCAATATCAACAAAACCCCTCTGGCCGCTGGTGCTGACCACCGGGCATTTGCTGAAACTCTTGTCACCGACCTGCGTGCCAAGTATCTTCAGTTCCAGTTCCCCTCTACCAAGTACAACTGCTATCAGAAGATGGCTACCGCTCAGGGCATTGCAAACGCAACTCCCCTGACTACTTGGACTTCTCCCGACCGTATCAGCGTTCTGGTTCGTGCTGACGTTGCCGCCTTCACTGACGTTGAAGTTCTGGCTAAGGCGTTCAACATGAGCAAGGCTGATTTCCTTGGCCGTCAGGTGATGGTTGACAGCTTTGGTGATACCGGTGATGCCGCTAAGACGCTGGCAATCATCGCAGACAACACCTTCCTGCGCACCCACGACAACCGCTTCCAGATGGCTGAAACCCCGTACAATGCAAGCACTCTGAGCCGCACCTACTTCCTGCATCACTGGGAGACTATGGCTTGCAGTCCGTTTGCTAATGCGTGGGCATTCACCGAAGAGTAATCTTCATAACGTAACTGCTCCATAATTTTCTCTCTTACGGTAACTGGTTTGAGCTTTAGACCAGTGAGGGCGGGACAGGGGCAAGAGAGGTACAAATTATGTTTACACCTACAACTGCTTTACGACTTCTTGACACTCCACTTGAGAGTGATTACAGGAACACACTGTGGTTTCCTAATCGAGAAGCACAGACTGCCTACTTCTTAGGCAAAACAATCAAAACCTACGAGAACTTCCAGTACATTAAAAAGAATAACACTATTGTTGTGGATGGCGAAGTGGACTTGCTGTATAACTGCAACTACATCATGTACCAGAACAACAACTTTACCAATAAATGGTTCTACGCGTTCATTGATAGAATCGAATGGGCAAGCAACAGTTCTGTCAGACTGTACGTCAGCACAGACGTTATCCAGACTTGGTTCTTTGATATCACATACTATGACAGCTATGTTGATAGATGCCATAGTGATACTGATGTTGCCGGAGACAACATTGTGCCTGAGGATTTCAGTGGCACAGGAAACGGCGGTTATTATCAGGTTGGTAGCCAAGACCTTACGCCAGATTGGGTGACTGTTTTTGCTACTACTGATTATACTGGAAACCCTTTGCCACCGACAGACTTAAATGGACTAATCTCTGGTGCTGGCGCTGTTAGAAAAAAGTATGATAATGCTTCCCTGACAAACCTGCTTAACGGGTATGTGAAAAATGGTACAGCGACAGCTGTTACCAAAATTCAGCAATGGCCCGCTAACCATGACGCAACTATTGCATACGCTAAACACCCATCTCACATTGACGCTAACGGAGTTAGCTATACTCCTGTAAACAAAAAACTTTTGTCTGGTGCTTTCCTTACGGCTTATGCCCAGATGATGGGGCAGGAGATTGAGTTCAACCCTGAATATATCACTGGCGCTAACATTAACGGTAAAATCGTTGTTGATGACACATCCGGTTTAGTCGGATTTATTATCACCAATTACAGCAACACTAACATTGCATCAATATCAATGGCTGTAGCTATCCCGGAAAGTCAATGGGGCTATAACCAATACAAAAATGATTACAACTTACACAGTGCATCAAATTCAATTATGGTGCAACGAAATAAAGAAAATAGGCGTTACAACCTTTATCAAGGAGCATTGAGTGGTGCTGGCGGGGCCTTGCAAGTCATTGGCGCTGGAGTAGATTTAGCAAACCCGCTGACATGGGCAAAAGGAAATGTAGGAAACGCACTTAGCCAAGGAATATCTGGTGCATCCACTGTTCTTAATGCGGCTCGTGAAACAGGCCAAATTCAAGCTGGCATTGATGAAATAACTCAAGACCTCACTGCTATTTCTGAAAATTACAATGCCCCCGCAACTGGCGGAGTTGCACAAAGTAACATTTATATTGCAGGCAAAAAGACTGCTTTATCTTACGGGTTCAAAACTCCACCTCTCGATATCTTGAAACGAATTGACAAATTCCTCACAGTTTACGGCTACAAACAGAGTGAATACAGAGCTATCAATCTTCATGCAAGAGCCAGCTGGACTTACATTAAGACCAATGGACTGAATGCCAGTGGTAACTTCCCAGACGATGACATGAACATCATCAAACGAGCATTCAACAACGGCATCTTCTTCTGGGTTTACACTGCAACATACGGAAACTTTGGTCAAAACAATGCTATTGTGTAAGGTGGTGATTATATGGCAAACTCAGCGGCAGAAACGCTGAAAGAGTTCAAAACTGCGTCTACTGCTAGTAACGCTGTTTACGCCACCTTAAAAGTACAGTATACGGGTTCATGGATGGACGATATCCAGCAGATTTCTACAATGTGCGGTGTGCCTGTCCAAACGCTGTTACAGCTTAATCCGTGGCTGACTTCCAACAACTTTGTTGCCAATAATCACGACTATATCACAATAAAAGTGACGGCTGGTTCTCCCCGAACTGGCGGTAGTAATGCGCAAAACAACGTCAGTGGTTTTTACAGCACTGACGAATGGTTTCACCCTCTGGGCGTTGGGACGTGGTATTGCACCACTGCATTCAGCACAACTCACGCCGGTATTGACCTTACAACCGGAACACCCGGTCAAATTGCTGGAAAGCCTATCTATGCTGTAAAAGCTGGAACTGTTGTACAGAGCTATTCTTCCGATTCATGGGGAAACACAGTTCTTATTCGCCACGATGATACAAAGGATGCTTCTGGAAACTGCTACTATACACGATATGCCCACATGGAAAAACTTGGCCCTTCTGTTGGTGCAAAAGTTTCTCAGGGTGACCAAGTAGGCACAGTTGGCAACACCGGAAAATCAACAGGCTATCACTTGCACTTTCAGATTTACTTTACTTCTGCAACTCGTACTGACTACACTAACTTTGACGGCGGAAAAATTAGTTACGAGTTCAGTGTAAACCCCAACAGCATAAAAGACTTTCCCGGTATCCCATACACAGAAAATCATTACAGCCAAGTTGAAATGCACAAAAGTCCTTATGTCACTGACGCTGATATCAAGGTAATTCAAGGTGCGGCATCTGAGGACGGTACTGTTACTGAATCCCAGTTCAACGAAACTGTAAACGGAATCGCAGATAGAATCATTACCGCAAAGAACGTTGACCCTTCCAGCGAGTTGGCAAAACTTATTAAAGACTACGTTAAAGCGCAGTTGGACGGTATCAAAACAAATGCCGCTGGCTATGCTACTGACATTCTCACTACTGGCGATTTCAGTGGAGTTCTTAACAAGTTCTGCTCTGACGTTGTAAACAATTCCATCTGGTACGTTGAGAACAAAATCAACAACCTTCTCCAATATGCAATCTCCGTTGGGCAACAAGCCGCACAGAACGAGATTAACCAAGCAAAAACACAACTGAAAGACTGGATTGTAGACGTTACAAAAATTGACCGTAACTCTGAACTAGGCGTACACACTCTGAATCTCCTTGATTCGTATGTTGACACTATTGTTGCAAACGGATGGCAAGCCGTTACTACTGCACTAACAACAGGTGATGTAAAACTAGCCGCTGGTCAATTCTTGGAAGTAACCAAAAGACAATCAATCGACTATGTTTGTGAACTTGGCTCCCATGCACTAGCAAATGCAATTACTTCCTACATCGGCTCACATTCACAAAGCACAGAGTTAAACCAGATTGCCGCAGACTTAGTACCCGGTATCATCAACACTATGTGCCAGTCAATTGGCGGTGTTATGAAGGGCGATATCTCTATTGAGCAAGCGGCTAAAAATGTTCTGGTTCAGGTTGTATCCACAGTTGCTACCACAGTTGTCCAAAAATATCTTGTCCCAGTCGTATCTAATTGGGTTGTTACTGGTTTAACTAATCTTGCAATCAATATCGCTGGCTCACAAATAGGTGGACAAATTGGAGCGGCTATCGCTGGCCCTGTCGGCTATATTGTCGGCGCTCTTGCCAGCGCTGGTGTTAGCTGGATTATCAATTCCATATTCAGTTAAGAGGTGATTCAAATGTACAATTACGATAACGAACTCGCAGACAAAGAAGCATCCCACGCCGCTTACGCTGACTACTACTACCGTCTTAAATCTCTGGCTTGCACCATGTTCAAATGGGAAGGACTGCCGGACAGCGTGAATGAACGATACCTTGAGTATTGCCTGTTCACATACGGCAAAGCTGTTTTCTTCAACCACGCTACTCGTGGATATATGTGCCTGAACGGTGCTCTTCGTGGAATCAACTTCTACAACGAACCTATGTATATCAGACCTATCAGCCCTGTGGAAACGTTCCCCGAGTACGATATGAAAGACTGCGTGCTTATCAGAAACACACCTGATATGTACCCGACTTTCCTCACTACTATCCGTTACACACATGACTTGTACGACATTGACCAGACTATCAAAGTCAACATCGGCGCACAAAAAACTCCTGTACTGATTCTGACTGACACCAAACAGAAACAGACCGCTCAGGCTGTATATCAGAAATACACTGGTAACACCCCCGTTATCTACGGCATGAAGGGGACATTTGACCCTAACAGTTTCATGGTTCTTCGCACTGACGCACCGTTTGTGGCTGGACAGTTGCAGGATATCAAGATTACTAAGTACAACGAGTACCTGTCTTTCCTTGGTATCGGCATGGCAGATTTCAAACGAGAACGCCGTGTTACTGACGAGGTGGAACAGTTCGACCAGCAAGCAAATGCTCTTGCTAACATTGGGCTGTCTCAGCGTAAACACGCTTGTAAACTTATCAACGATATGTTCGGCCTGAACGTATCTGTTCGTCTGGCAAATGCGCCTTACATTACTGACGGCGATAAGTACAGCAAGAACGCCAGCACTATTTCCTATGTTCGTGCTCGTGGTGGAGATGATAACGGGGGTGAGGAATAATGGCAACATATACAATCGAACTTGGCAAACTGCTTACTCTTGACGGGTTCGATATCGGTATGAGAGATTACCCACTTCCGTCTTTCCTCAAGTCTGCTGGTGATATGCAGGCATGGAGAGAAGCACTGAACCAGAAAATCATTAACCACTACTATTTCAATGAAATCTGCTGTCTGCCGCCTGACCGGTTCAAGTTCTTCCTGAACAACTCGTTGAACGAGAAAATGCCTTACTTCAATATGCTATATGACGCTATGGCAGAGAAGTGGCAGTTCTACACTGGCGGCACACTTACTGAGGTTATCAAGGCTGACGGCACTAGTTCGGATAACGGCACTAAAACCGGTACTGACGTACTTGCAAGGTCTGGCATTGATACAACCAACAATAGCAGTATGCACAATGATTCCCACAACGATTACACGCTCGTTGTCGGCTCTGATACACCTGGTGCTTTGCTGAACATCGAGAGTGATATCACAAATAACACTTACGCTTCCTCTGCTACCAAGAATAAAAATAACGGAACAAACACAGGAAACAGCAACAGTACCGACACCACCACTTATAACAGTAAAGAAACAACCACATTCGATGAACAGACCACAGCAGACAGACAGCACAATGACAACCGGAACAGAACTGTATCTGGCTTGAATAACAAGTCTTACGCAGAACTGTTCAAAGAATACTCTGAATCTGTACGCAATCTGGATTTAGAGGTTATCGAGAGTTTGAAAGATTGCTTCATGGGAATTTTGTAAAGGAGTAAAACTATGGTCAACTTCATTCAGGCCGCTGATGCCAAAATCAAAATCAATGAAGATGTTTCCTACCTGCTGAACGATGCCCTGCACGTCAATGCTGTGTTCACTGCGTCTGATGCTGTCGAAGCGAACAGCCCCGTCCTGCGTGTAAACCTGCCCAATGTTGGCAAGCACGCTGAACTGAATTGGTACAACACCAGTTCCGACTATGCCGCAACTGCCGCCGCCAAGGTGAAGGATACTGTCAGTTCCGTTGACGGCATCCACGATATCACCATTTCTCTGGGTGCCGCTACCGCCGCTTCTCAGGAGTACCACATCGAGGGCTGGATTGCTCTGCCCTGAAAGGGGTGATAATTATGGATTTAGTCTCGTGGGCTAAATTCTTGAGCGCCCTGCTCCGGTGGGTGCTCGACTACTTCCATCTGTAAAGGGGGTGTCAATATGCCGCTTACTACTCTTACTCCGTTGCCCTTCCTACCTATTCCGGGTAAGTTCGACCTGAACACTTTCCTGCCGGGTTCGAGTGATTACGAGATTCTGGCTAGAGTGGTGGAGACTTACAACAGCGCTGTAAAACAGTTCAATGAAATTATCGAGTTCTACGGTGACTACGATACTAAAATTGAACAGCTCGAAACCGATTTTCAGAACAAGCTGGATACCTTTGAAAATAAGGTAAACAACGAAAACGCTCAGTTCAAATCTGATATCACTACCCAGCAGAACAACTATCAGAAAGACATTGATGCCAAAATTGCACAGCTTGACAAAACCGTACAGGAGTGCTACAATGAGATTCAGAAACTCATTAACGGTGAGTACATCGAAACTTATGTACAGGCTCTTGCAACGTGGATTGACAACAACTTGCAAGTAATGGTGTCTAGGATTGTGAAATACGTCTGGTTCGAGGTTGACGAGAACGGGTATTTCCTTGCTTGGATTCCTGATACTTGGGACTTCATTGACTTCGACACAGAAATGAATCCTGATTCTGAGGACTATGGCAAACTTGCTTTGCTGTGGGAACCGGAAGTCGTACAGTAACTTTGACGTGTGGTAGGCACTCTTCAATCCTATCGGGAGGGTGAACCAGGTGTTCTGGTTCAATGGGTGGACAGTTTATTTAATGAAAGGGGTTTCTAATATGGCTATTAAGAAGTATATTGGTGCTCGTTATGCTCCTAAGTTCATGGGCGCTTGGGATAAGGCCAGCGAATACGCCGCTCTGAGCGTGGTCTATACCAATGAACAGAGCTATGTCAGCCGCAAGACTGTTCCGGCAAACACTGAGATTACCAATACTGAGTTCTGGATTAAGAGCGCAGACTGGAATGCTCAGGTCACGCAGTACAACGAGAACGTGGAGCAGTACAACCAGAACGTGGAGCGGTACAATCAGAATGTGGAGACGTATCTGGCGGCTGTTGACCAGTTCTATGCTGATACTCTTCACAGCTATGATACCAAAGCTGAGATGGTGGCTGACACTTCTCTGAAACTGGGCGATACCCTGCTGACGTGTGGCGGTACGGCTATCGGTGACGGTGGCGGTTCGTTCTATCAGGTTGTCTCTGAGACTTCGGCTAAGGCTGTGGCTCTGGAAAATGGCCTGTTCGCTCTGCCGTTCGAGTTCCAGCCCTATGACTACAGTGAGTTTCAGGGTGAGGTTGACAGGGTAGTTAAGAGTTTCGGCACGAGCGTTGCTGAAATCAAAGCCGCAAGTCTGGGAACGTATGACAATGTTGCCAAGATGAAGGCTGACACCACGCTGAAAGCCAACACCACTGTTCTGACCACTGGTGAAGCTACTGTTGGTGACAACAAGGGCAGTTTCTACCGTGTGCAGGAAACCAGTGACCGCCCTGACGCTGTGCCGCTGAACAACGGCAAGAAGGCTGTTCCGTTTGCTCTGGATGTTGGCGCTGTTGCCGGTACTGCTCTGACGTTCGTGGGCAAGAGTGATGCCGCCGCTGTATGGAATGTGAAGGCTCCGGGCACGGTGACGATTCCGCTGAGTGTGAGTGCGGACGGGATTGCTACGGTATTTCTGGGGGTGCTGTATGGCACTACTGAAAGCACTGTCACGGCAACTCTGAACATCAACAACGGCAATCTCAGAACCCTGACGTTCACTGACAAGGGTGATGCAACTCACGACAAGATTGTTGTATATGCTATCACCGTGAAATATGATGGCAGTACTTACAACTGGGGCAGTGCTGTGAGTGCCAGCTGGAATGTCGCTTATTCCCACGACACTATCAAGGCCACCGCAACATTCCCGGCAATCTTACAGCCTGCCAACACCGCTGTTTCGGGTAGCGACCTTAGTTACTCTCAGGTGCAGTCGTTGGGACTTTGCGCTGTGACCGTTAGTAAGCGGCTCCGTGTGGACAGCATTGGCCTGAAATTCGGTCAAGAAGCAGCTGGTGGTTTGAGTGGCCTTAGCAGAGTTATCCGAATTGCATCCAGTGATGATTCCGGCTACGACCTGCGTGAATGGTGTGACGAGAGCGCAGAAGGGGCTCAGCCCAGTGGCTCTGTTACCTACAATATTCTCCCCGATAAGGCGGTACTCGAGCCGGGTAAGACGTACTATCTTCAGGTTGGTGACTTCAGTGGTGAGAGAGACGTTTGGTACATCACTGAATCTGCTACACCGGGCTCCGAACAGGGTGCTATTACCATGCTTCCTGCTGGTACTGTGTGGGATGCACCCAGTAGCAGTATCGAGAATTTTGTCACCACGAACAGAGTGTCGATTCAGTTCAATTATACTGTTCTGTAATTGGAGCAGGAGGGCGGGCGGGCGAAGCCCGCCCTTTATTTGTGGTGGAAATTAGAACAGATGAAGAGAGAAGGAGAATGGGTTGGTGTACTGGTTGTGTGCTATCACTGTACACGCAGGCACGGTACAAAACTTTTTTCCTTGTATTCGTAACGCAC